GGAGAGGGCCGAATCATTAGAGCGTGAACTCAACGACACCAAGACCAAGCTGGAGCAGAATACCGATAGGCCAACCTCAGTGCAGTCCGCTGCAGATCCGTTTTCTGATGTATGGGAAGTGTCCAAACTCAATGATGAGTGGAGCAAAGCCCGGAATTTGAAACGGTGGTGCGAGGACAATATCGATGGCTGCGAAATAGAGGGCAAGGAGTACAGCTCAGACGATGTGAAGCAGATCAAACGGCGTGTAGAAGACGCCATAGACCTGCATATCCCATCCAGAGCCCGCTTCTTGGACAACTATCAGCAGATCAAGCCTATCGCAGAACAGCTCTACCCCTGGTGGAAGGACCGTTCGGCTGCCGAGTACACCGAGGCGCAGGCTGTTATGCGGCAACTGCCACAGATTGCTATGCTGCCAGAGTACCAGGTGCTGATTGGAGACTTCATTGCCGGACGCAAATTGCGTTTGGAGAACACCAAGAACAAGCCATCTGCAACACGCCCAATGGTCAAGGCACCCAGTCAGCCAGGTCGACCCACCGCAATACCTCCAAAGAAGGATGCGGCTAAGGTTGGTCTGGACAACGCCAAGTCGCAGTTCAGGAAGTCAGGAACGACAACCGAGTTAGCTCAAGTGCTCAAAAGGATGCTCTAAATCATGCCCCTGCTACAACCAAACCAGGGCGGCTCAGTGCCGCTCGCTTCAACCTCCTCTGCCCGCGAAGATCTCGCGGACTACATCGCCATCGTCGACGCCAAGTCGACCCCGTTTGTCTCCATGGCCCCCAAAGGCAAGGACATCGGCAATATGCAGTTCTCTTGGCAGGTCGACAATTATGCTGTGCCTGTACTGGCCGGTGTGGTTGACGGTACTGACGTGACAGTCGCCAGCGCTGGTAACCCAGTGGCATCACGTACCCGCCTCAACAACTACGGACAGGCTTTCCGTAATGATCTGCGCGTTGGCTTTATTGCCGAGACGCAGGAAGTGGCCGGTGTAACCGATGAGCTCGCCAACGGCATTGCCAAGCGTTTGGTTGAGCTCAAGCGCTCCATGGAGGCGACCTTCATGTGCACCAACCAGGCTGCTCAGGCCGACAACGGGTCGGTGCCTTACCTGACCGGCTCTCTTGGTAACTGGCTGAACAACACCAATGCCGCAAACATCGGTGCCTGCGCATCCGGTTCATCGTTCCTGCCGGCCACTGGTGCCATTGATACCACGGCCACTGCCTCGTTCACTGAATCCACCGTCCAGAACGTGCTGACCGCCATCTACGGCGTCACCGGCACCTTCCGCGACTACGATTGTATCTTGGGTTCCACGCTGAAGCGTGCGTTTACCAACCTGACGGCTTCCACTACCGCTGTCACCACCACGACTAACGGTATTGCCGCCACTAGCGTCCGCACCTTTAATCAGGATCTCGGTGCCGATACTTTTAAGGCGTCCATCGACATCTTTGAGGGCGACTTCGGTCGGTTGATCCTACACCCGTCGACCTTTGTCGGTGGTAAGACCAGCACATCGCTCACCGCCCAGGCCTTCAAGGGCTACGTGATTCCCATGGACATGGTCGAGGTTCGCTATGCCAAACTGCCCCAGGTTAAAAACCTGCCTGACGCCGGCGGCGGTCCTGCCCGACTGATTGAGGCTATTGCCGGCTTGGTTTGCAAAAACCCGTCTGGGTTTGGCTTCTTCAACGGCGCAAGCTAGTCTCATTTAATGGGGGAGGCCTTCCGGGGCCTTCCCCTCTTTCCTTTCTCATGGCACATAATTCTGCAGCATCCGTAATCGCAAATGCCCTCGACGATATGCCCGGCGAATTGCGCTTGGCCATTATCAAGGAGTTCCAGTCGGGCATCCAGAAGGACTGGGTGAAGGCTGGCATTGATCAAACCCGCATCGCCAAGGATTCCCAACGAGACACACGGTCTGTTGATGGCATCGGTCGCCTTCGGATGCGTATCGACCCCACTCTGTACCATGCCTGGGGGACCAAGTACGGGTACGATTGCTGGAAAGATTCTCAATTTTTGAACGAGGTAGAGCGTGACAATCCCGAGGTGCGAGTGAAATCGACAGGTACTCGCTTGCAAGTTGGATTTGAAGGAGCCAAAAGAAGCAGCCAGAATTTCCCCCTATGAACACCGGATCTAATCGTCAGCTCGCCGGCGAGTACGGCGGCAAATTTATCGACGCATCCCTAGGCACAGTGACTGGCAATTTCATGGAGATCCATGCTGTTGCTACGACCATCCTTGGCGCTGTCACTTGCAACATCACCAACTTCCCAGCCGGTGTGACTGTTCAGGCTGGCGACTCAATCTCGGGCGTGTTCACCTCGGTGGCTGTATCCTCCGGGCAGCTTATCGCCTACAACCGCAAGTACGTTTGAGATGCGACTAGGACTAGGACTAGGACTCGGTGCGCAGCAAGCCCTAGGTGGGGCTGGCGGCGGTGCCGACCTGCCTGCTATCCGTCGCGACGTGTTGCTTGAGGATGGATACTTCAACCTCTTGGAGGACGGATACAAAATAGTCATCACTACGGGCGTCAGCTATTACCTGCTGCTAGAGGACAATTACAAACTCTTTCAGGAGGACAGCAGTAAACTAATCATTGAAAACGAGTAATTTATGCCAGCATCAGATCTAAAAATCACAGCCTTAAACCCAATCGTTACCGTCGATCCCGCGGCAGACGTTCTGCCGATTGTGGACATCTCAGATAATTCGATGGCTGCCTCAGGCACCACGAAGAAGATCACTAGCAACCAGATCCTAGGCTCCGGCGGCACCGCCACCCTCGCCTCCGCCACCATCACCGGCGATCTGACGGTGGACACCAGCACCCTGAAGGTGGATTCGACGAACAATCGGGTAATCGTTGGACACACCAGCGGATCGGCTGCGTTTCAGGTTACCAATGCTGGTGCTGCTGGTCTTGAAATTCAGCCGACTGGATTCAGTTCATCTCCGTTGATACAGAGCTACAACCGGAGCGGCTCTGCATACACACAGTTGACTCTTGATGCATCTACTATTGTCCATGCTCTAAGCGGCACCACCGCCATGACCCTCAACTCTACGGGGTTGGGGATTGGGCAGGGTACTATTAACGCCAAAGTCGATGCTCAGGGTGCGAGCAGCTTAATTGGTTTTAGATACATCGAAAGCACAACTGGAAGCTTAAATAGAATTCAACTTGGTGCTAGTACTGGTTTGGGTTACATTGATGCCAATGCAAGTTCCGGTTTTCCAGTATTGCAGCTTCGTGCTGCTGGAAATACTGCCGTCACGATTGATTACCTCGGCAATGTAGGTGTGGGTGTTAGTGCATTTGGAACCTCTGCCGCTAAGGTCATTGGTCTTGCAAACGCTACTGCTCCAAGCACCTCCCCTGCTGGCATGGGCCAACTCTACGTCGAGTCCGGTGCGCTGAAGTTCCGTGGAAGCTCTGGCACTATCACCACAATCGCAGCCGCCTAATTTAAACGACTATGCCTACCCTCTCTTGGATCATCGAACTCCTTCTCGTTAAGCCGACCGAAGGCACTCTCACCGATGTCGTAATCACCGCCGACTGGCGATGCAACGGCACTGACGAAACCTACAGCGGCACTTGCTACGGCTCATGCTCGTTCCAGCCGCCGACTGGTGAGTTCACGCCTTACGACCAACTGACCGAAGCGCAGGTCTTGAACTGGTGCTACGCCAATGGTGTCGATAAGACCGCCATCGAGGCGAACGTGACGCAGCAGATCAACGATCAGATCAATCCGCCGGTGGTGACGCTGCCGTTGCCGTGGGTTCCGGTGCCGCCTCCGGTGCCGCCGGTTAAGGTTGCACACGATGAACCTTTTCTCGACTCTACCGCCGCATGATTAAGATCGAACTCAGCACCGAGCAGGTGAACAGCCTCCTCCAACTCATCGACATCGCCATCAAAGCAGGTGGCTATCAGAACGCTAAGGTAGGCGTTCCATTGGCCGACATCATCCTCGACGCAGCAAAGCCTAAATCCGAGTAATGGAACCAACGAACAGCAGCACCAGCCCTGGACTAAGCCTAGCAGCAGCGGCAGGTGCCACCGCTGTTTCGTTTATTCCGTGGCTTACCGACTGGGTTCAGCTTATCACCGCGCTCATTGGCTTAGCCTGCGCCTGTTACGGAGCCTATAGGCTGTTCAAATCCAAATGAAAAACACAAAAACAACTCTTGCCGGTGTTGGTGCAATCCTTGTCGCTGTTGGCGGTGCCCTTCGGGCTGCCTTTGATGGTGACCCTACGACCAACCTGGACATCGCCTCGACCATCGCAGCGGTCACTGCTGGTATTGGTTTGATCCTGGCTAAGGACGCAACCGAGAAGCCTCTGGTGATCGAAACTAAGCCGTGAATTGGATCTACCAGATCCTGCGAGCTGTTCTCGACTTTCTAAGAGCAACACCACCTACCGATGTTCAACACGGCCAAGCACCTGACAAACTCAAGGATGATCTGGCTGCTCGTGTTGCCGATCTGCCTGGGTTGCCAGCAGACGAAGGTGGTCCTGGTCCCTTCCGGTGATCCGGTGATGCTGGCCAAGCCTACAACGGCCAGCGTCTACGGATTCGATGCCGATAAGAAGCTGGTCGGGCCATCCAATGTGGTTCTGCCGGCTGGTTGGTATGTTTTACCGAAGAGCCAATGATCAACTACAAGGGAAACAAGTTCTCTGGTTATAACAAGCCCAAGGCCACCCCTGGCGAAAGCAAGAAGTCCGCGGTGCTCGCTAAGGAAGGCAACAAGGTTGCCCTGGTGCGCTTCGGCGACCCGGGCATGACCATCAAAAAGCACCTCCCGGAGCGTAAAGCTAACTTCAAAGCCCGTCATGGCTGCGACAACCCCGGCACTAAACTCTCCGCTAAATATTGGTCCTGTAAGGCTTGGAAATGAGAACCGTCACCTACGACTATGTGTTGCAACGTGCCTGTGAGCTCACTGGGCGCGTTTTCTCAACGCTGACGACCGAGGAGTCCAACTTCTTCCGCACGTTCATCTCCATGTCACTACGGAGCGCCTGGGAGTGCTTCGATTGGCCCGAGCAGACGGTCTATCAGGATGAGTACTTTGCGCCCACCTACTCCTACCAGACGACCTACAACGCTGGCGACGTGGTCTATTACAAGGTCGAGGAGAAGTATTACCAGTGGGTCAACATCAACCCTGGCATTGGCCAGACCCCGACCAGCAACGGCCCGGGCGGCCCAATCAATTCAATCTATTGGTCCGAGGCACTGCCCAGCTACGGCAACAACGACGGCGATTGGGACAGCACAACGGCATACACGCTGGGCCAGATTGTGCTGTATCCAGTCACGCAGGAGCACTACCAAGCCACCGCGGTTCCCCCGGTCGCCACCGCTCCTACAAACACGGCCTACTGGGGCATCCTGAACAAGTTCCTGCGCAACATCTCGCAGACCACCAACCCAGATGGCACTACCCGAGCCGTCCCTATTGGCGAGACATTCTCGGTGTGGCCTGCTGACCCCCGGATAACTTGGCGTCAACAGG